GGGAGAAGGGTGGTGACACCTTGGCAAACCTAGACCTCACAGGAGGTATGCTGGACTCACTCACATATAAGGTTGTCGGGGACAAAGTTGTTGTTGGGATCTTTGATGAGGATGAAGCAATCAAGGCTTACAATCACAACATTGGTGACACACTACCCAAGAGACAATTCATTCCTGATGATGCCAAAGGTGAATCACTTAAGTCAGATATCCAGAGAGGGATCTCAAGCATCATCTCTGAGTATGTGGATGAGGACAACTAATGGCTAAGTCATTCAAGGGTGCAGCCAAGGGACAGCTTGAAGCAATGATCAAGGCAAACACCAAAGAGATCACTAAACTATTCTGGAAGAAACTTAAGCTGTTTAATATAGTTGGGATTATCACTAAGGTGATTGAGAGAGGTATCTCTCCAGTTGCAGGCAAGAGGTTCCAAAAGTATTCACAAAACTATATTGATCAGATCTTAGGAAAGTCATATTGGTTCAGTTACAAGTCAGGGATGCCTGTAAAGGTTGAACCATTGGATGCAAAAGAACTCAACACATACAGGGCAAGCAAGGAAGCAAAGAGAGACAATGCTAAGCTGAAAGCAGAGATCAAGGCAAGAGCTGCAAAGACATTTGGAAGCAAGAAGAGAAGTCCTGTGTCCATGAGACTATCAGGCAAGATGCTTGATTCTTTGAAGTTCGATGAGAACAAAGGAACCTTGGACACTGGTGACATCAAGTGGGTATTCCACAATGAAGGGATGGGGAAGCTTCCAGTCAGAAGACTACTTCCAAACAAAGAAGGTGAGGAGTTCTCAAGACTAATCCAGAACAAGATCACTGAGGCTTTGTCCCATGCAGTTGGAGCAAATGTTGCCAAGGTCAGAAAGTTGATGAAGGTGAGTTTTAAAATCAAATGAGAAAGTTGACAGGATGCAATCAAGCATCCGAGAATAGGAGAGAGCAATGTCTGAACAGACAATCACACCTGCAGTGAACACTACAGTTGTAAACAATCCAGAACCAGAAAACGATCTTGAGAGATTGAAGGCAACCAATAAAAGGCTGCTTGAAGAATCTCAAACCAACAAGGAAAAGTACAAGACTGTCCTTGCTGAGAAAGAAGCTATTGAACAGGAGAGAGTCACAAAGACTGGAACCCTTCAAGAGCAATTGGATCTGGAGAGAAAGCAGAAACTAAAGTTCCAAGAGGAACTAGGGAAGACAAAGAAGTTTGTCATATCTCAGAAGGTGAAAGAGAAGATCTCTCAGTATGCTGGAGATGTTTATTCACTGGATGATTTGATGAGCAAGCCTGAACTGAAGACATATCTTCAGCAAGGTTTGGATGAGGAGAACTTAGACTTCAATGATGAATCAGCAAAAGCATTTGTTGATGAAGTGAAGACAAAGTCACCTTATCTCTGGAGATCCCAAGGACCAATCGGAGCACACACAGCAAAGCCCAATGGATCTGTGAATGTTTCAAATGGACAGGTGGATGTCAGTAAGATGACAGCATCTGAGATGAAAGAATACATGATGAAGACTTTTAAATAAACTTTCCTCAGGAGGAAAAAAATGGCTGATGTAATTATTTCGAATACGCAAGCAACTGCTACCAAGCAGACAATGATCTCTGCTCTTGCAATGAAAGAACTTAAGTTCAATGCAATCATGTCTGGATACTGCACTGATGTTTCTCAGTTTGCAGTGAAGGGTGTGAAGAGTATCTCTTTCCCAATGTTGACTTCTTTCACAGCTGCAGAGCGTGGAACAGGTGTGACTCTTGATTCTCAGGCAATCACTTCAAGTGTTGATACTCTTGATCTTAACGTGCCTGCATATATCAAGTGGAGAATCGATGTTAATGATGAGATCCAGTCAACTTTGAATTGGGAGCTTGAGACTGTGTCTCGTGCCTCTGCAGCTCATGGTCGATACTTTGATGCTAAGATTCACACTGCAGCTCTTGCGGCTGCTAAGGAATGTTCACTCACTGGTTTGACTAAAGCCAACATCCTTGAAGGTCGAGAGTATATCAAGACCTGCTTTGGTGATATCAACTCAGCAACATTGTTTGTTTCTGCAGCTGGTATGGGTGATCTTCTTGGAATTGATGAGTTCACTCGTGCAGACATCTTCGGATCTCCAGTGATCGGTGCTGGTGTTATCGGAAAACTATATGGAATGAATGTTGTTGAGACTAATGGACTTTCTGGTGAACAGTGGTACATCTCAACAAAAGAAGCCATCGTATACGGTTTCCAGAGAGAACCAGCCTACGGTGAAGAAGGCGATATCGATCTAGGTGTTGGTGCTAAGAAGCGAGTGCTTGATTGTTTGTACGGTGTAAAAGCTGTTCAGATTGCTCAAGGTGGAGCTTCTGCAGGTGAGTCTCCATTCATCTTCAAATATAACGCTGTTTAATTTTTAGATGGAACAATTGTTTCCAACCTTTATTGAGTCTGAGTCCCTTAGGGGACTCAGATCTTTAATGGTGACAACAAGTTTAAGACTGAATGGAACTGTGAAGTTCTTCTCAGTGTATCAAGACTCCAAGACAGGGAACCATGTGGCTTGGTTCTATGATAAGTTTGAGAACATCCAAGCAGTTGAGAAAGGCTTAAAAGATGTCGATACCAAACAAACCAGTAGATGATTGCGAGAAAGAGAAGTTCAGGTCAACACCTGATGGAGTATCTGTCTCGGTTACAAATCAAGAAACAAATTATAAAACAATAATAGACACATCAACCACAGCTGGATCAATCTATATTGGTGAATCAGAGCTTGGTTCAAGTACAGCCTCTAATGTGTGGAGGATAACTAAGATCACCACATCATCAGGCATTATCACAATCACCATGACAGGTGATTTATTTAATAGTGTATGGAATGACAGGGCAGGGTTAACGTATGTCTAAGTTTACAGCTGTCCAATTACTCAATCCGATATCAATCAATCTTGGAAGTGGTCCAAACTTCACTGGTGAATATAACGCTCTAACAGCATACAACACCGGAGACTCTGTTTCATACCTAGGTTCATCTTATATTGCACTTGCTGCAACTACAGGGAACCTCCCAACATCCACAGCACATTGGCAACTTCTTGCTGAGAAAGGTGATGATGGTGCAGTTGGTGCAACTGGAGCTGATGGTGCTGATGGTGCTGGTGTTCCTATTGGTGGAACAACCGGACAGATCCTAGCTAAAAACTCAAACACTGACTATGACACTGAATGGGTCGATCAATCAGGTGGTGTTACAGATCACACATTATTAAGTAATATCGGGACAAATAGTCACGCACAGATTGACTCACACATTGCATCAACATCTAACCCACACTCAGTTACCAAGACTCAGGTGGGGTTAGGTAACGTAGACAACACAAGTGACGTTACTAAAAACTCAGCACCAGTTTCATTAACCAACAAAACAATAGATGCAGACCTAAACACAATAACAAACATTGAAGATGCTGATATAAAAGCTGGTGCTGCTATTGATGCGACAAAGATCGCAGATGGTTCAGTTAGTAGCACAGAGTTTCAGTATATAAATTCATTAACAAGTAATGCTCAAACACAAATAGACGGTAAGCAAGCCACAATCACCGGTGCTGCAACAACCATAACAACATCCAACCTGACCCCAGACAGAGTTTTAATTTCTACAGGGGCTCCAGGGAAGGTAGCTGTTTCTACTTGTGCATCAACCCAATTAAATTATCTAGATGCAACATCATCAATTCAGACTCAGCTAAATAGTTTATCATCTTCCGTATCAAATAAAGTTGATCGCTCTGGCGACAGCATGACAGGAAGTCTTCTTGCTCCAAATTTCACAACCACAAGCAGTGACGACGGTTACGTATGGTTAGTAAGGATGTCATCCGCAGCGCCAGTTACACCTAATGACCAAGGTGTTCAATTATATGCCTATTCAGACTCAATTCTTGGGATAAGACAAGCGACTCCTGAAGGTAACAGGTCTGCCCTGCTAAATGTCACAAATCTAACGGCAGATAGAGTTTATTTCCTCCCAGATATAGATGGGACGATAATGACCGACAATCTTTCGGATGGGAGGATATGGGTAGGAAATGCGTCCAATGAGGCTGCTGAAGTGCCTATTAGTGGCGATATTTCCATGGACAACACGGGGCTAACATCTATTAACACAGGTGTTATTGTAAATTCCGACATATCAGACACAGCAGCAATCTCGTTAACTAAAACTAGACATGTAGTTACGGCATTAACAGATGCAGCAAATATCTCCTTAGACTCTTCAACTGGAACACAATGGACTGTTACACTTGGAGGGAATAGAACTTTATCTAATCCTACAAGCGCATACAACGGACAGGTATTTCTAGTGGCGGTAAAGCAAGATGGAACAGGAAATAGGACTCTATCATACGACACTAAATTTGTTGTTGGCGATGTAGACACTACCTTGTCAACCGCTGCCAATACGGTAGACTATTTATTATTCAGATATGACTCAGTAAGGGACAAGTTTGATATTTTAGACTTGAAACAAAACTATGTTTAATTACTCGTGGGTTAGTATGATAACTCAAGACGGTAAGCAAGAGATAAGAGTTACCGTCACCGACGAGGATCAAGATAAGATACTTGAACCTATGTTTATTGATATGTTCTTCCCAGACACAACACCAGAATCAGAAGTTGAGCAATCAATCAACGAATATATAAACATCGTTTACGACTCAATACCTTATATTGTTAAAGAAGTGGTTGAAGAAGAGGTAATTGATGGCTAGGTTATTCTCATATCAGGACGGAACATTTTCAGGTGTAACAACTTGGAAGACTATTGATACAACTTCATATCTTCAATCTGTAGCAAATACAACGGCAACCACTACATCTTTTGTAGGATCTTCAAACTTTACACCCGGAGCTATTACTGCTGAAGGCATAATAATGTTTATGCCTTCCAGATCAGCATCCCCTACAGGTACTCTAGAAGTACAGCTATGGAATGCTACTGGTTCGGTTCAGGTAGCTCTAGTTACTTGTAACGTGTCAGACATTTCAAACAATAACCCGACCTACATGTACTTTAAGTTCGCAGCTCCAGTTGTTCTTCTTGCTGCTACTGCATATCAGGTAAGAGTCAGGTCAACCACAGCTTCACAGGTTACTTTCTATAGAGATGGAACAGTAAATAACTGGTCAAGAGCTTTAGTTACTAGCACGATAGCCACCGCTGTTGCAGGAGATAGTTTCTTTGTCATGGGCGAAACAACGGCTCCTGCAACAAAAACAACACGAACTCTTACAATGGATATAAACTCAACTTCAAACTACGCTTTCTTAGCAATGGGGGAAGGTGGGGTTGTTAACTTTACTACATCTGCAAACACAGAATTAAGATTAAATACAGAATACATAACAGGTCAAAACCATGGTGTTGTTATTTCTGGTAACTCTATTTTAAATCAAGGCACAATAGCTACTCCAATAGGATCAGGATTTACATCGACACTAAGGCTTGAAGCTCCTACTGCTGGAACCCTTGGTATTGCGACATACGGGTCATCTCAATTCAATAGAGCAGGTCAGCCAAAGACAAAATACGCAACACTTGCAACAACTATAGCCGCTGGAGTTACATCGCTAACAGCTAACACAACTCCTACTAATTGGCTTAATGGCGACGAGATTGTTATTACGGGAACAAGAAGAGCTGTTAACCAAGTAGACAGAAGAACACTAAATGCTAACGTAGTAAGCACTACAGTAACATGGACAACCAACTCATCATTTGCCCACGATGGTGCAGCAGGTTGCTTGGTAGCTGATGATTATACTGAGGGTAATGTCGCTGCTCACATAGCAAATATTTCAAGAAACTGCATACTCAGAGGTGGAGCCGTTTCGACAACTAATGCAATGTTTGTAGGGCTGGCAGGTAACTCAGTTTTAAATTGGAAAGACGCTTCTTACTTTAATGCTGGATCTAGTGCTAGACCTGGAATATCTTTAGCTGTAGGCACAGTTTCGTTGACTATTGACGGATGCAGTATCTATGATCTAACAAACACATCGGCAAGCTGTATAAACTATGCATTTACTCCGCTCTTAACAACTCCAATATCTGTTACCAACTCATCATTTTTTAACTTTAACTTATACGGAGTATCTTTTACCAACGGGTCTGACCCGACTGGTACGGTAACTAAGAACGTTGTAAATGATAACTTCTTTTGTTCACAAATAAACGGTGGCGCGGCAGGAGCCATAGTGTCTTACCTTCATCCAATGGAAGTAAAAAGAAATGTTCTAACAGATATTCGTACCGGTTCTGGATATTCCCTTCAATTGACCAACACAGGATTCGTAGGTAAGAGAGATTCTTACTCTGTGGATGAGAATATAATTTACTCATGTTTTAATGGCCCTCACCTTGGTCTGGTTAATAATAAGTTCACCGGAGAAACATGCTCAGGAAATGTTGTCTTCAGGACAACAAACTCTGCCGGAATATTTGCAGGATTTAGAAGCTCTATAGTAACAGGATTGAGATTATTTGGTAACATTGCGGCAGCTATACTAGGAACACCATCTCAGGCAGAAAATAGAGACCTAGAGTTTATTAACTGCACCTTTAACGGAGAAACTGGGTATAACCAACCTGCTGCTTTCACGCTTTCAAATGCCGCATCAGCAGCAGGGTGTAATTACTCCAAAGCAACATTTGTTAACTGCGTGTTTGGTCAAGCAAGCGGAAATAAGCTTGCTCACACACTAGCAGATATATCGTTCACAACTGCTGACACTTCTGTTGTTCAGGAAATTGATCTAGAGTTTGATGACTGTAACCTAGCATCAACAACTCCATTGCTTAACCAAACAAGAATGGGTAAAGAATCATCTATTAAGTTTAGAAACTTTGGTCAGGTAGCTAACGCTCACAGGGCTTATTATAAGACGGGTATATTAACCCTAGACACAGTCATAACAAAATCATCTCCAAGGTCAGCAAGATTCACTCCTAACTCTACAGAATTTAAGTCGGAAGCATGTCAAACTAAGGCTGCCATAAAGGCGACAAAAACAGCCGTAGTTAGTGCATGGGTTAGGACTTCTGTAGTTGGTGACGGTGCTGCATACAACGGATCACTTCCAAGATTAATACAGAAAAGAAATTACTCATTAGGTGTTACTAGCGATGTTGTTTTAGCAACAGCTACAGTAGCATCTAGTGGAGCATGGGAACTCATACAAGGGACAACAGCAGCAGCTTCAGAGGATGGTGTTTATACTTTTTATCTTGACTGCGATGGTACGACTGGATGGGTAAACTTTGATGACATAAAGGTTAAATAATGAGCATTGCAAGAGCTGATGGTAAAATGCAGTTTTGGGATTTTGGAGAACCAGTTGAGTTTGTTCAAAACAATAACAAAACCTATACCCTTCAATTTTGGGACATGGGCGAGCCTTTTATATATGGCGAAGTTTCAACCAGTGGAATGATGTTCTTACTAATGGTGGGATAATGTTCGAATGAAGGAGATATGAGATGCTTAAGATAGTATTTGATTCAACCGATGTGTCCATTGAGCAATCGAGATATGAGTTCATTGAGAAGATCATGGAGTTTGATGGGACATCTACGCTGAAAGTCTCATACTACAAACCAATAAATGCTTTGTTTGTAAACCCTACAGCACAGGTCATGGACAAAGAGCTCACCCTTCAATACTACAATGGATCATCTTATGTGGATGTGGCTGGTCTGAAGGATATGTCATTTGGATTATCAAAGGCAGGGTTCATCTCTTGGGATAGAAACCAAAGCAATGAAGCAAAAGATGGATCACTTTTCTCATACAGGATAAGTATACCTGCAGCACCAGATCCAGACACAGTTGAGGTGGACTTCAAGGGTATCAATCTTGTGTTCTCTGATGATTATGATCTGGTTGATGAATATCCATCCATACTGTCACACCTTCCAGCTGATCAAACAACCTTCATAAGGTTCCACTCAGCAGCAAGAGATGAGATCATGACTGACCTTAAGCAGGCAGGGGTCTTTATTCAAAAGGATATTGACAGCAAGAAACAGATTGATCAGTGGGATCTTCTTGATAAGGATGAGGTCAAAGAAGCTTCTAAGTTCATGGCACTCTCAAAGATCTTTAAGTGGTTGTCTGATGAGAAGGATGACAGATATGATGTCCTATCATCAAAGTATCAGGCTGAAGCTGGAGAGAGTTTAAGTCCACTAATATCAATTGATAGTAATGATGATGGAAAGAGAGACTCTGATGAGGAGCTTGCTCCACAGGTCATCTTGGTTGGGAGACTTTAAATGAGTGCTGTCTCAGAGATTGTGACACTCCTATTGGATGAGACTGAAGATCTCCTACCTACCTATAGTCAGATTCCTCACTTGTATTCTGTGGAAGACAACACAAGCCAAATGGACAAGGTCTTTGGTGTGAGGGTTGGATCAGCATCTGTGACATCTGGAGTCAATAGAAGTATCACCTTCAATCATAGCTTCATTATTGACCTAATCAGAAAGCATGTACCAAAGAAGGATCTTGGGGATAAGGATCTTAGAGATAAGATCATCCTTCTCCATGATGATATCCAAACACTGTACAAGTCTTTGTCCTTGAGAAGCTTAAACTTCACAGGTGGAAAGGTTCTCCTGATCAGTCCTCTGGACATATCGGAACCAACAAATGAAAATGGAATAGTCACTGTGTCATTGACACTATCAATTCAATATAGGGTTGCAATTTAAATAGGAGATCACCATGAGTTTTGTTGTAAAAGGGAAGTCAAATATCTTCCTCAAAGCTGAAGTCACAGAGGGAGTTTATGTTGCTCCTACAGTTGCAGCTGATGCAGTTGAAGTCCTTGAAGACTTTGCTGGATTTGAATATACAAGAGAAAGCATTGAGAGATCAGTTCTCTCAGATACCATTGAAGCTGAAGCTCCAAGAGCTGGACTTCCAAGTGTAACTGGAGCACTACCTACTGAGTTCAAGGCTGCTGCTGCTGAAGGTGCAGCTCCAAGAGCAAACCTTCTTTACAAGTCTTTGTTTGGTGGAAGACGGCAACAAACAACTGTGGTCACATCTGACACTGGACACACAACAACTGTCATCAACCTTGATGATGCTGATGCTTCCAAGTTCAACATCGGTGACTGTGTACTTATCAAGCAAGCTGGTGCTCACCATGTGTCTCCAGTCAGTGCTGTAAACAATACCCCGGGATCAGTAGCAATCACTCTTCTAATCCCTTCAGCAAGCGCACCATCAGATGCTGTGGTTGTTTCAAAGCTTACAACCTACTATCATGCGAACAATGAAGAATCATTATCAGTCTCAGCTGAACTAGGTGGAGACATCCTTGAGAAAGCTCTTGGATCAAAAGTTGAAAGTGCTGAGATCAGCAACTGGACAACTGGACAGATCCCACAAATATCATTCAACCTCAAGTCACTGTCACTTCAAAAAGAAGTTTCAGCTCTTGCAATTACTCCAGACTTCTCTGCAGAACCTCAACCTCCAGTTGCTTTGGATGCCAAAGCTTATATTGGTGGAGTTGCTGTGGAGTACAATGAGTTCAGCTTGACCATGGCGAACACTCTAGTTGACCTTCTGTCTGCAGCTGATCCTGCAGGAAAGATTGCTTCACGGAACACCAACTTCCTTGTGACTGGAACAATCAATCCATATATGGACAGTGCTGGTGTGGATAACTTTGATGCTTTCAATGATCAGGAAGCTAAGTCATTCTTCATCTATGTAGCAAACCCAAGTGGTGTTGCTGGTGAGATTGAGAATGTTGCTGCAATCTATCTTCCACAAGTTGTGTTCACATCTGTGACCAATGGTGATCAGGATGGAGTGCTGACTGATGAGATCGAGTTCCAAGCCTACAAGGCTGCTGGTGGTGACACCATCTATATGTCTTTCATCTAATAAAGCTCATTACTCTTGGGGAGGGTTTCTTACCTTTTCCCAACCCAAGAGTCTTCTTGCCATAAGAAGAGTCCCCTGTCTCTTTGACAGGGGATTTTAATTTGAGAGAGAATATGTTCATGCAATAAACAAAGGAAGGTCCATGAAGATTCTAAGAACATCAGACATTGTCACACTTAAGTCAGAAGGGATTGAAGTAGACTTCTCCCCACTATCATTTGAAAGATCCCTTGAAATATCTGAATGCACCAAGAACATTGCTGGTGAACAGAAGACAGATGGAAAGAGACAGACTTATCTTCTCATCAAGTATGCTGTGAAAGAGATCAGAGGCGCTCAAGACTTTGATGGACAGAACATTATCATCAAGGCTGAGGCTGGTGCAATCAAGGATGAACTAATCTCAGATTGTATCAACATACTTTCTCAGACTCCATTCATCTATCCACTCTCTTACATATCTAACTCAGCAAAGCCAAAAGGGTTTGAGGGTGTGGACATCCTTGTCAATGGCAAGGTGATTGAATTGGGAAAGGAAGAGACTCAAGCCTCTTAAGTGTCCTGCTGGATGAGATCCAGTTTCACTCAGGACTGACTTGGGATGACTTGATCGAGATAATAGCAACCTTTGTTTCTGTGATGAACAAGAACTTTCATTGCACCAACAAGGACAAGAAGGGGTGTTTTGATACTATCCCTCAATGGAGAAGAGACAATCAGAAGGGATGTTCCACAAGGTCTGAGAAACCAACCCTCAAGTGGAATGACAGGCTTATCTTCTACAGGTGTCCAACCAATCTGAAGAATGGAAAGGTGGAAGAATTGATGGGAGTAGCTAGGCAATTTGAGTTGGGAGTTCTACCATATGAGGGAGGACTTTATGACCAACCCTCAAAGTTGGTGGAAGTGTTCAACCAGATCAACTCACTCAGGATTGAGGATGAGATCTCCAGACAGAAAGCACAGGAGAAAGAATGGCAGAAAACACGATCCAGATCCAAATCGATGCAGGGATTGAAGGGTTCTCCAAGGCTATAGCACAAGCAGACAAGCTCACTGTGAAGTTCACAGGGAATGTTGTCGATGGAATGAAGGATGCTTCTGATGGTGTGAAGGACCTCTCCAAGAATATTGGTGGTGGTCTTGGTGGATCAATCTCAAAGCTTGCGGCTGGAGTATCAATTGGTACCATAGTTGCAAAGGGTGTTGGGATTGCAGCCGGTGCTGTCAAAGACTTTGTTGCAGGATCTCTTGCTGCATACTCTGAACAAGAAGATGCTCTCAATAAACTATCCTTTGCTCTCAAAGCATCTGGTGACTTCTCAGACGATGCTCTCAAAGACTTCTCTGATTTTGCATCTGAACTTCAAAAGACTACAAAGTACGGTGATGAAACAACTCTTGCAATGCTTGCCCTTGCAAAGAGCTTTGGTGCATCCAATGAGCAAGCCAAATCACTAGTGAAAGCTGGTGCTGATATGGCTGCAACCTTTGGTGGATCATTAGAATCAAGGGTTGAACAATTAGGAAAGACCTTCTCTGGAACATCAGGGAAACTTGGACAGCTCATACCAGAGCTAAAGGGACTGACTGAAGCACAACTCAAAGCTGGTGATGCTGTAGATATCATAGGTAAGAAGTTCTCAGGAGCTTCTGAGAATGAGATAAAGACCTTCTCAGGAAGCGTGGAGGTCATGAAGAACTCCATCTCAGACTTCCAAGAAGAGTTGGGTGGTCTTGCTGCAAACAGCTCAATCTTCCAATCAGCCATTCAAGCAATCACAACAAAGTTCCAAGGACTCACTCAGGCTGTAGTTGATTCAAGAATAGAAGCACAGAGACAGAAGAATGGTTTTAAAGAGACTGATGAATCAGTCAATCAGCTTGCAAGAAAGTATGAGGATCTTGGAAACAAGATTGAAGCATTAGAGAAGAAGGGACTTAAACTTCCAAAAGGTCTTGACTCACTTGATGCTAGTAAGCTTGCGCTATTCAGGAAGGAGCTTGCTGCACTTGAGAAGCAAACGGCTGATGCTGCTATTGATGCCAATGTAACAGCAAGGCAAGCAGCTGCTGCTACCGCTGCAGGGACTCCAGTAGTTCCGACAAAGGTGGTTGGTAAGACAGATGCACAGAAGCAAGCTATTGCTGAGAAGGCTGCACTCATTGAGCAAGAGAAAGCTATTGATCTTGAGTATGATATTTTCAAAGATGGTCTTGCTATTGCTGAACAGGAAAGAACTGGAGTTTACAATGCCTATGCCTATGAGGAGCTGATTGATCATGAGAATGCAAAGATCATGGCAACTCAGAATGCAGAACTTGAGAGAGCAAAACTCATCAAGGATAATGGTGTAAGAAACCAGACAGAAGAGAACATCAGATCACAAGCAAGACTTGCCATTGTGAAGAATGAACTTAATAGAAGAAAAGAAGCTGAAGCTGAGAGAACTAAGCTTGAGAGACAAGAATCAAATACAAGACTAGGCATTGCACAGAACTTTGTTCAAGCTGGGCTTGCCATTACAAAAGAAGGATCTCTTGCACAGAAAGCTCTTGCAATTACTGCAGCGACAATCAGTACATACCAGGGTGCAACTAATGCCCTTGCTGACACAAGACCTGCTTATCTTGCTCCAGCAATGGCAGCATCAATCATAGCAATAGGTCTTGCAAATGTTTCAAGGATTGCAGGTGCTAAGTTTGAGACTGGTGGTATCGTGGGAGGAAACTCTTACAGAGGTGATAAGGTTGGAGTGCAGGTAAACTCAGCTGAGATGATCTTGACTAGAGAGCAGCAAAAGACTTTGTTTGATGATATCAACAATAAGAGACTTGGGAATGGAACAGGGAATGCTGAACTACTTGAAGCAATAAGATCCATGCCAATTGTTGTCCAAGCAAATGGAAGAGAGATTGCAAGACTTGTAAGGAATGAGAGAGAGAATGGCTTTGCCATATAAGGAAAAAACATGTCACTGACAAAGCAAGTATTCTTGGCAGAGAACTTTGTTAAAGCTGCAACAATTACTCCATCAACTGTTAACTCTCAGTATCCAATATCAAACATCAAGGATGATAGGAGAACAAAAGTTTTCAGATCAACCAACAACTCCACCAATGTGGTATTTGACTTGCTAACACCAAGAGGAATGAATTGTGTTGCTATGGTGGACACTGGATTTGATTCTTTTGGATTTGATTCACTTACCATACAGATGAACAACTCAGACATCTGGACATCACCAGCTGTCTCACAGGTTGTCACAATAGCATCTGGATCAAGCTGCATCTTTCATTACTTTGACACTGTTCAGACATATAGATATGTCAGACTTGTTCTGACTGGTTCAGCTGGATACTGTGAACTAAGCAAAGTATTCATTGGCGAGTCAGTAGACTTGGGGAACTTGGGTTTCTCATATCCTCTAGAGTATTCACTTGTCAGCAACTCTACTGTAACAAAGAACAGGGTTGGTCAAAGATTCATTGATGAGATCAACACATACAGGGATCTCAGTGGAAGCATCCTTGTAATGGACAAAGAAGAGTTTCAGCCTGTTCTTGATATGCTTAAATACTCTCACACTACAAAGCCAATCTGGATCTTGTTTCCTGAGGGAACAATCACTGAGGATAATGATCAACTGAATGGATACTACTATCTGAAGTCAGCCCCAGTCATGAACCTTCAATCAGGAAACTTTTGGAGTGTAGAACTTAGCTTTGAGGAAGGGCTCTAATGACAACACTGGTTGCTGATCAACTAGGCAGTGATCCATTGGAACAAGCTATTGTACTCTATAGGGACCATGATCTTGCAGGGATAAGACCATCACTTTACTTCCACAATCTCCCAGCTGGAACATTCTATCTGAGGATATATCAGGACGGTGTCTCAATCAAAGAGTACACATTTACATCAGCATCAGCCAGGGCTGCAATAGGAACTCCTCACAACTACTTTTGGGTTGACCTAGCACTTTCTGGTAGATGTAGGCTTTCATCTGGTGAGTACATAATCAAGCTGGAGTCCACAGGATACACTTCATCTTATAGCTCTGCAGTGATGTGGCTGAAGGACTGGACAAGCCTGAGATCTGATTGCATTGATACGGTTGTAAACTTCACAGAGCATCCATTTTCATTTAACCTTATAGAGTACAGAGAGAGGGAGTTCTAATGGGACTTAAAATCATAAATGTTTCTGATGGATACGGAACAGGATCTGTTCCTACATTCACAGAAGATCTTGCAGACAACTCAGTTGGTGCTGATGAGATCAGACTTGAAAACAATGAACCACTCAGAGGAAGGAACTTTGCAAACTCTGGAGATGTTAACATCCTCAAGGTTGGTCCAGATGATGGAGTTGAACTCCTGACTTTGCCAACATACTCTGGATCAAATGTTGCCACTGAGGATCATGTATCAACTGAGATTGCAGCTGTACCAACTGCAAACATAAATGTTAGCACCAAGACAGCAAACTACACTGTAACAAACTCAGACACCCACATTCTATGTGATGCCACTGCAGGGAGCTTTATCATTACACTTCCACTGTCATCAACTATCACCAGAGAAGTTGTTGTCAAGAAGATGGATGTGTCATCCAATACAGTGACGCTGAACTTCACGGGTGGTGAAGATCTTGATGGAGATGTTGGTCCAGTCATTGACATTCAATATCAAGCAGTGAGGCTTGCACCAATAACATCAGGATACGCAAGAACATGAAAACAATATTTTTATTTTTATTATCTCTAAGTGCATTTGCTGAATATGATCCGAGAGCTGTGAAAGGTCCAGCATCAGCAACTGATAATCAGCTCATTCAGTTTGATGGAACTACAGGAAAGAAAGTTAAGGCTGCAACTGGAACTGGATTTGTCAAAGTCACATCCGGAGTTCCTTCTTACCAAGCAAGCATTGATGCTGATACTGATATTTCAAATCTATACCCAGCAACCCATAGGACAGTTCAACAATTCACTGCCACTGGTGCATCTACTTACAACAAGCCTTCACTG